CGATAGCGAACAAAAATTATTAGGAGAGCTTGTGTATAGCAATAGCTATTTAAGAGCTTTAGGATTTACCGTAGGCGACGTGGTGGGGTTTACACCTGATTCAGAATATGAGTTTAGCATAGAGGATCAAAAATTATATAGAATTTTATCAAATCATATAACAATAAACTATGGATCCGAGAAAAAAAGTAATTGAAGCTGCTCAAGTAGCTTTATTAGAATTAGATAAAGTTATAAGACAACGAATAGATTTAGTTGAACTAGAACCTGAAAAAGCAAAGATAGCTGCTCAAGCAAAATGGGTTGCAATAGAAGATTCATTTAAAATAATAGAAAAGATAGAAGAATTATCTGAAGATAATACAAAAGATAAAAAAGAGTCTGTAAAGTTTTTTGGAGTAGAAGATAGAATAAAATAATGTATACACAATCACTCTACAATATAATTATAGACCATATTGATACCAAAAAAGTAAAGCACAATAATAAACATAAAAAGTACGAGTACGGATACAACGAAGAACTTGATTGCGTTGTAATAAGTAAAGACGGTACAATTGGTGAAATATATGAGATTCAAGGTCTCAAGATAGCAATACCTAAAACTCCTGAAAAAATAAATGGTCAGGAATTAAAGAAAGAAGACCAGGTATTTATAAGAAGGGAAAGACCTGAATCATTAAGCAAAATAAAAACCATACATGATTTTAAACATCATCCTGAAAAAACTAAAGAGCAATACTATAAATATATTGATACCGAGTTTACTCGTAGGAATGATGGTTATTGGTTCATGTGCAACGGTGAGCCATGCTACATTACAGGATCACACTATATGTATCTCAACTGGACAAAGATTGACGTGGGGGCACCGGATTTCAGGCATGCCAACAGGATCTTCTATTACTTTTGGGAAGCATGCAAGGCTGATAGCAGATGTTATGGAATGTGCTACCTCAAAAACAGACGGTCTGGCTTTAGCTTCATGGCGTCTTCAGAAACTGTTAACGTTGCTACAACATCAAGGGACTCGCGATTTGGAATATTATCTAAGTCAGGATCCGATGCTAAGAAGATGTTTACAGACAAGGTTGTACCAATATCGACCAACTATCCGTTCTTTTTCAAACCAATACAGGACGGAATGGAACGTCCGAAAACCGAATTATCGTACAAGGTACCCTCGAGGAGGCTCACAAGAAATTCCTTCAAAGAGGCCGAAGACGATTTCACGGGGCAGGGGCTCGATACAACAATAGACTGGAAGAACACTGGAGACAATAGTTATGATGGTGAAAAATTAATTTTATTAGTTCATGACGAATCTGGTAAATGGGAGCGGCCTGATAATATATTAAATAACTGGCGTGTAACAAAAACTTGTTTAAGACTAGGAGCTAAGATTGTTGGCAAATGCATGATGGGATCTACGTCGAATGCTTTAGATAAAGGCGGGGATAATTTTAAAAAATTGTACTATGACTCAGACGTTAGATCACGAAATAAAAATGGCCAGACTACAAGTGGATTATACGCTTTGTTCATTCCTATGGAATGGGGCTACGAAGGATTCATTGATAAGTATGGCTTCCCTGTCTTCAATACACCACGAGAAGCGGTTGAAGGAATTGATGGCGGTCTCATACATACAGGAGTTATTGAACATTGGGAAAATGAGGTAGAAGGTTTAAGAAATGACGCCGATGCTTTAAATGAATATTATAGACAATTTCCAAGAAGTGAAAAACACGCATTTAGAGATGAAACATTAAATTCATTATTTAATCTTACAAAAATCTACGAACAAATAGATCATAATGAAGAGATGGCAATGAATGGTTATGTTGTTAAAGGTAGCTTTTCTTGGCGTAATGGAATAAAAGATACAGAAGTTATTTGGACACCAAATAGAAACGGTAGATTCCGTATAAGCTGGTTACCAAAAGCAGAACATAGGAATAATGTAATTGAAAAGAATGGTATAAAATATCCAGGCAATGAAGGATTTGGATATTTTGGCTGTGACTCATATGATATATCAGGAACAGTTGGTGGTGGTGGATCTAATGGGGCACTACACGGTTTAACAACTTTTTCAATGAACCCTGATTTTCCTTCTAGTAAATTCTTTTTAGAATACATTGCAAGACCGCAAACAGCTGAAATATTTTTTGAAGATGTTTTAATGGCTTGTGTATTTTATGGGATGTCAATACTAGCGGAAAATAACAAACCAAGATTATTATATCATTTTAAAAGAAGAGGTTATAGAGGTTTCTCTATGAACCGACCAGATAAATTACGCGGGGCATTATCAAAAACAGAAGCTGAACTTGGTGGAATACCGAATACTTCTGAAGATATACGTCAAGCTCACGCGGCAGCAATTGAATCCTACATAGAAGAAAACGTAGGTAAGATTGGTGATAATTATGGAAATATGTATTTTCAAAGAACATTAGAAGATTGGGCAAAATTTGATATATCAAAAAGAACAGCGCATGATGCTTCAATCAGTAGTGGTTTAGCAATAATGGCTTGTAGAAAACATTTATATAGACCAAGACAAGAAAGATCAACTAAAAAACTTAATTTTTCATTCTCAAGATATAAGAATGAAGGAGATCAAAGTGTGCTAATTAAGTAAATATGGCAAAAATAAAAAATAACTATTCTAATTTTCCAAGTCAGGCAGTGTCTGATTCAGAGAAAAAAACTGTTGAATATGGTACGCAAGTTGCAAAAGCCATAGAACAAGAATGGTTTAATTCAGGCCGCGGATCACAAGGCAGATATTATGCTTTACGCGATGAATTTCATAGGTTACGTTTATATGCTAGAGGCGAACAATCAATAAGAAAATATAAAGATGAATTTGCTATTAATGGTGATTTATCATATCTTAATTTAGATTGGAAACCTGTACCAATCATTCCAAAGTTTATTGATATTGTTGTAAACGGAATGCAAGACCGCTTATATAATGTTAGAGCGGTAGGTGAAGATCCTATTTCTACTGGTAAACGTACAAAGTATGTTGAAGGTGTTCAAAGAGATATGAATACTAATGCCATGCTTGATTTAATTGAGGCTGAACTTGGTACTAATGTTCGCAATATTGAAAAAGAAAAATTACCTGGATCAAGCGAAGAGTTAGATTTATTTATGCAGCTTAATTATAAGCAAGGAATAGAAATAGCACAAGAACAAGCAATATCAAATATATTTAATCAAAACAAATACGAATATACAAAATCTCGTGTTGATTATGATATAGCTGTATTAGGCATTGGAGCAGCACGCCATTCTTTTAATAATACTGATGGTGTTAAATTGGATTACGTTGATCCCGCAAACTTAATATGGTCATATACAGAAGATCCTTATTTTCAAGACTGCTATTATTTTGGCGAAATAAAATCAACAAGAGTAAATGAACTTAAAAAACAATTTCCAAGTTTATCAAACGAAGATATTGAAGATTTAAGTAATAAAAGCGGCGGTTGGAATAATTATTCAAATAATTATAGTGTAGAAAATACTACAGATTCAGCAGATAATAGCGTTAACGTTTTATATTTTAATTGGAAAACGTGGGAAAATAACGTTTATAAAATAAAAGAAATTGCTTCTGGCGCTGAAAAAGCGATTGAAAAAGATGATTCTTTTGATCCGCCAAAAGATAAAAGAACAAGATTTGAAAGAGTAGCAAAGGCACAAGAAGTAATATATGAAGGTGTTTATATTTTAGGAGCTAATAAACTTTTAAAATGGAAAAAGGCTACTAATATGATTAGACCTCATTCTAATGCGAATAAGGTTTTAATGAATTATGTTGTAGCGGCCCCTAGAATATATAAAGGTAAAATTGATTCTTTGGTTGCTAAAATGACACCTTATGCTGATTTAATTCAGCTAACACATTTAAAGCTACAACAAGCAATACAAAGAATGACTCCATCTGGAGTTTATATTGATGCTGATGGATTAGCTGAAATTGATTTAGGAAACGGCACTAGCTATAATCCGCAGGAAGCATTAAACATGTATTTCCAAACAGGATCTATTATAGGTAGATCATTAACTGTTGAAGGCGATCCGAACCCAGGCAAAGTGCCTATTCAAGAACTTCCTGGTGGTGGCGGAAACCAAGTACAATTATTGATTGGAGCATACAATCAATATTTACAAATGATTCGGGATATTACCGGATTAAATGAAGCAAGAGACGGATCTGACCCAGATCCAAAAGCATTAGTTGGGGTTCAAAAAATGGCAGCTGCTAATAGTAATGTAGCTACAAGACACATATTAGAGACAAGCTTATTTATTACAAAAACATTAGCAGAAGCAATATCTTTAAGATTTAAGGATATATTAGAATTCCATCCAACAAGAGATATGTTTATTTCAAGTTTAGGGCAGTTTTCTGTAGGTTCTTTAAAAGAATTAGAAAACTTACATCTGCATGAC